ATAAATAAAGAATATAAATAATAATGCCACCATCTACCAAGAATGCCAAGAAGTCAGGACCAAAGAAGACATCTGTAAAGACAGCACCTAAGCCTGCTCCTGCCCCTGCACCCGAACCTGTTCAGGGGGCTCCAGTAGTCACCGAAGCCCCGGTGCATGAGGCTCCAGCAACTACCGAAGCCCCGGTAACTACCGAAGCACCTGTTGTTTCGGATACTCCTTATCTAGAAGAATTTTCTTCTCTTGTGGGACAACTAGATAGTGCGATGAATACTATTCGCGAACTCAAGTCGCGACTACAGAAGCTTGAAAAGCAGGTTCATCGCGATACCAAGGTTCTTAACAAGAAGGTATTGGGTAAGCGTTCTCGCAAGCCACGCGATCCAAATGCCCCGAAGAGTGGATTTGCCAAGGAAGGTCCCGTTTCTGATGAAATGCGTAAGTTTCTCAGTCTAAAGAAGGATGAACTCATCTCGCGTACTGATGTAACCAAGCGTATCCATGAATACTGCAAGAGCAAGAACCTTCAGGATCCTGCCGATAAGCGTCAGATTAAGCCTGATGCTGCTCTCCGCAAGCTTCTAAAGCTAGACAAGGATGATGATCTCACATTCTTTAATCTACAGAAGCACATGAAGGTTCACTTTCCTAACAAGGATGGTGTATACCCCACTGCCTAAATATATTCACTCGAAATTAGCTTAGCTTAGATTAATTTTAAATTAATATTTTCTTTTAAACATAAGTAATTAATTTAATTTTCTTTAATAGATTTATTAAAAAATCTAAAAAATCTAAAAGATATAAAAAATCTAAAAGATATAAAAATCTAAAAATCTAAAAATCTAAGAAATTAAAGAAAATTAAATAATTAATTCACATACACTCATTCTAAGTGAATTATAAAATTTATCATTTATATTTACTCTTCTTTTATAAAACATATCTAAATTATAAAAATAATTTAGAAACTTTTGATGATCATTAATATATAAATTTTGATTACAATTCATTAAAAACTTATCTAGATTTGAAAATATTTCAGCAACAACTAAAAAATAAGCAGTTACATTTGTATCTTTATCTAAATTTTTATTTTTAGATTTTTTAATGAATGCTTTAATTTTATTCCCTTGATATAAACTGAATTCTTTCTCAATAGCTAACATATTACAAAAATTTTGATATTTTGTTGACGAATTCATTAAAGATGTTATAAAAAATATATTTAATATTTTTGCCCATATTTCAGTGTAAGATTCATCAATTAAAATTTCTTTACTTTGTAAATCATATTTTTGACATAATATTTCGGTAATTTCATCATTATGATTTAAATCACTAAATCTTAGTCCATGAATAATCTCATGAAATAATAATTTTATACATTCTTCTTTCCTAAAAATACATATTTCGGAATTTGTATCATTAAATGCATTTGATCCCGAATTTATATTTAAAGGAGTTAAATTTTGTGAATTTTTTCTTAAAATTTTCTTATCATTTAAAAGACATAAATGAATTGTTATATTTCTATTTTTATTACTGAAACTTGTAATATATGAAATAGCTTTTATTAATAATTCGATATTTGGTAAAGTATTATTATTTTCTTTTTGATAAATATTTAAAATATTTTTAACACTATATTTATTATTTGTCGTCCATTGATAACTATAAACTTTTTGATGAACCGATAATTTATTTTTAAGAGTTTTAGCTATAAAATTATTATTAGAATATGGATATTCATTATAATCTACTTTTGTAATGATTTTACTATTTTTATAATTATTATTTAATGATTCATATAGATGTTTTATATTTTGTGATTTTAAATATTCATTTATATTGCTTTTTTTTATGAAATGTTGAATTAAATCATTTGATGTTTCTGTTAACATTATATAATATATATTAACATAATAATGAGTAAGGGTAGAAAACGTAAAAATACAATTAAAATTAAAAAAAGAAAAACTAAAAAGAGTAAAAGAAGGGAAAATAAAGATAATATTAAAGCTGGAATGAAATTAAAACGAGATAATGATACTTCACATAGATATAAACCATATGAAGCACATTTATCACGTTTAACAGATCCTATAATTATATTAGATTCTAAAACTGAGTTTGATGGTAGAGAATCGTGGCGCCCCGATGGAGATAGAGGCATATTAAAATTATATAATGTAGATAAAAAACGCGGTTACTTAAAATTAGAACTAAGAGAAGAAGATATCAATGATTCAGAAATATTAAGATGTACGGCGAAAATAATTAGTGTTAAACTTAAATATGATTATATTGATTCAATTAGAAGTACAGATTTAATAAAAAGAGGATATGGAACAAATTTATTATTTTTATTAGCTAAAGCAAGAAATGATAAAATTATTCATAATGATGTAGATTATAGTGAAATTACTATAAGAGATTTTCTACCACAAATATTCAATCCATTTAGAAATTTATTTCATTTATCTGTTACATTATGGGCTAATCATTTATTAGAAGAATCACCACAATTTACATTATTTGAACCTTTTTATGGGGAAGAATTATCTGATGTAGTAAATATATTATATAATCGTGAAAATTCTGAAGAAGATATTAAAAAATATGGGGAAGATTTATCTGAACAAAATATAAAAACACGTATGGCAGGTGATGTAACTGAATTATTAGATGTTATGAGTGTTTCACCTTCCGAAATTTTTTAAATATAATACGTTTAATAAAATATCTTTTTTTAAAAACAAATTATAAAAATGAAAGAGTTAAAGGTTATTTCGGTAGATGAATTACATAATAGTATTCGTAATTTTATTATTGAAAGTAAATCTATTATTGGAGACTATGAAGATATGAAACAAGTTATTTTAAATATGGTAAAGGCTGGATATATGTTTAATATGGATCGTGATAGACTTAGAGATGCAATGGAAGACATTACATTTATGTTATGTCCCGATGATGATGCTAACAGAGATAGAGTAGAAAGAGGTTTAGAATATGATGATGATGATGATGATGATGATGATGAAGTTGATGATAGTATTGAAGATATTGGTAATACTTCAGATTTTAATTAAAATATATAATATTATATATGGAAAAAAAAAGAAATACAAAAAGAAAAATAAAAAGAAAAACAATAGGTAAAATGGATAAAAATCCTTTTGATGAAGGATTAATCAGAGCACATGGATCGAAAAAGAAATTTAATGGTATTATTGATGTTCCATTTTCTCAATATAAAAGTAAAGGAACTAGAGCAACTTTAGGTAAAATAATGTTTCATTATCAAGAATATCGTAATATAAATAATTTCTTTAAACATGAAAAATTAAATATAAATGTTAAATCCGAAGTTAATTTAGATAATGATATGATACATATAGTAGCTATAAAAAATAAAGTTTATATAAATATATTTCCTGAATTAAATTTTAATAAACCATATATTTTATTAACTATTAATATAGTTACAGAACAAGGTAATCATGCTAATATAGCATTTGTTAATAATAAAAATTCAACTATAGAATTTTATGAACCTCATGGATATAGAAGAAATAAAAATAGTGAATTTTCTAATGTTAAAGGAATATATAGAAAAAAATTAAACTTATTGAGATCAGAATTTAAAAAAGTATTACCTTCGCATACATTAGTAGATGTTTCTGTATTTAATAAAAAAACAAGTTTTCAGACAAAACTTGATCCTGATAGTCATTCAGGATTTTGTGTTGTATGGTGTATTTTATTTATGCATTACAGATTATTAAATCTAAATATTTTACCATCTAAATTAATAAAACATATAGATAAAACAATGACAACAACTAAATTATTAAAATATGCTAAACATGTTGAAGATACCATAAAACAAAAAATTTGATTTATTATTTAAAGATTTTTTTTTAATAAATAAACGTGATCAACTATGAGTGAAACACATTTTTCAGAAAATTTACATATTTCTACAATGGTTCAAATAGGTAAATTAAATACTAATATTATTTTAAAAACATTAGCCGAAAATTTAGATATTAATAATAATATTTTATATATTGAATATGGTTCAGAAATAAATAAAGGAACTAATAATAAGAAAATTAGTGATAAAAAAAGAGCAATTAAAAAATACTTTTATAATCAATTAACACTTCATATTTATAATAAGCTTAAAGAAAATCAAAGAGTAAATTTAAAAATATTTAATAATGGTCGTATCCAGATGACAGGTATTAATAGTGATATAGTCGGTAATACTACAATGGATATCTTATTAAAAGAATTTATTAAATTATCAAATAAGAATGATATCTTTAGTGAAAAAGAACTTTCACAAATTGGAGATTTAGAAACAGTATTAATTAATAGTGATTTTGATATACATCATGAAGTAGATAGAGAGAGTTTACATCGGACTATTGTAGAAAATGGTTATTTATCTTCATATGAACCTTGTAATTATCCGGGTGTAAATATAAAATATTATTTTAATCCTTTAAAAATAAATTTTGGTATTTGTGATTGTGATAAACCATGTAATGGGAAAGGTTTAAATGATACTTGTAAAAAGATTACTATTGCTGTATTTAAAAGTGGTAAAATAATTATTACAGGGGGGAGAAATAAAAATCATATCCAAACAGCCTATGAATTTATTACAGAATTTATTGAAGAAAATAAAAGTATTGTATTAAAATAAGAATAATTTATTATATTAATCTATATAATATGGATACTAAATTTATAATTTTAATTTTAGGATTATTAATATTTTTTTATCTTTTACAGATAAAGCATACTAATTTAGCTGGATATAATTTAAATCTTAAAACAGATTTAAATCCTACAAATATTGGATTTGTAAAACCAGAACATAGATTATTAAAAGTATTAAATACAGTTTCAGCAGGATCAAAAATAAAAATTGATGGTAAATTAAATGCATATATTTATAATAAAAATACTATTGATAAAAGTGTAGAAGATAGATTATCAGCTATTATTAAAAAAATAATAAATACAATTAATTTATTAACTGAAAATAATTATTTTATTAAACAAATTGAAAATGTTTATGGATTAATAAGTAGAAATGGTAATCAAAGATATTTTATAGATTTCTTTATTTATGATATTAAAAATTATTATACTGTTAGATGTATTTCAGATATAGTTATTATAGATAAAGAAATTTATATTAATTATCTTAATATTCAAACTGGATCTAATCCTACTATTTTAAATAAATATGATATTAAATTTAATGATACTGGTATATTATTTGATGGTAATATGTTTAAAGAAAATATAGATGGATTATTTGATTCATTTTATAAAAATTCATTTGAAGTTATCTCTATTCCAGAAACATCTTTAGAATATTCTAATATCGATTTAACCAGTGTTGTTAGTATGAATAGTATGAGAAATTTATATTATCCATCTAGTATATCCCCTGAAACAATTAACGATTTAGAAAAAAAAGATTTATCGGGATATGTAGAAATGTATTTACCTAATTCACAAATTAATATCAAATCGCCACAATTTTGTGAAAAATATAAAGTAGAATGGAATAGCTATGGTATTCCCAATTTATCAGATAATAAAGATAAAAACTGTTATGTTCACGATAACTCTATGGAAGCTACAATTAATAGACCTATTAATCCACCTGGTCTTTTTAATAATATGAGAGATGGTAATTCTCAATATGATTTTTTACTGAATAGACCTATTAGTAATAGTCTTTAAGATTTTTTATATATTTTTTTAAATTCTTTATATTTACATAAATCTTCTAATTTTATAGCTAATTTACCATTTATCGAAATAGATTTACATTCAGTATTATCACTAATATCACCTGAAATATCTTCATATAAACATATCATTTGAATATTCATTTCATTATCATCTTTTAAACTCTTATGAATTCTTATATAAGTTTTATATATATTATTTTCATTACTATATCTATTTGAAAATAATACGAAACCTACTTTTAATATTTCAGATAATAATTCATAATCAATTAATGTTAATTTATAAAATTTTTCATTAATATTTGATATTAATTCGCGATTATCTTTATATTTATTTTTTAATAATTCATTATGATTTTTATAACTATCATCGTCTTCATTATAATTATGAATTAAATGATCTTTTATATTTTGATTATTAATTATATTATTTGTATTTATATTATTATAAATACTACATATTACATCAATATCATTTCTATTTTCAGATATTATATTTTTATAAATAGTTATATTTTTACCAAAATATTTCATTAATGAATTAGGATATTTACTATATGATGATACAGGTTTTTCAATATATTCTTTTTTTAATAATAATTTATTTATATTTGGATTTGAATATTCATAATATGAAATATTTCTAATGTATTCACTATATTTTTCAAATAAATCTAAATAAGATCCTGTTAAAAATTCTTTCATAGTTAATATAATTGTATCATTTGATTTATAATTCATTTTATAATCTTTTAATGATGAATAATTTTGAAATAATATTTTTTGTAAATCTTTAAAATCATGAATTAATAAATATTCAATAAATATTTTTAAATTTTTATTATCTTTTTCTTTATAAATATCTTTTAATAGATCATAAAGTTTAATTCTTTTATGAATATTTAACATTATTGGATGATTAATAATTAATTCTAAATCTGTTTTTAATTTATCATTTCTTATAATAATATCATATAGACTTGTAAATGTTTTATAAATATTTATTTTAATTTCATTATAATTATTAAAATAATCATCTGTTTTATCTTTATGTTTTTCAATATCTATATTATTCATTTGTAATGATAAAATTGATTCACATATAATATTTTCATATTTTTCAGTATAATTTTTTTCTCCAATTCCAGGAATAAGAGGTATTATATATCCATTTTCCATAAAAAAACCTATAGAAAATTTTTTATTATTCATAATTATTTTACATTTATCAGTTATATACATTAAATATTTATCAGGATATATTTCATTAATATGATTATCTATTTTATTATAATTTATGATTATTTCATTTAATTGAACTTTTTTTAATTTAGATATACGTTTTAATGGAAAATTTATATCATTTTTTTCTCTTGGTTTAATAAAAATTGGAATATTTTTTGATAATCCTTTATTTAATTGATTTTCAGATATTTTTTCATATAATATACATACTAATTTATTATAATTATCATAATATCCTTCTATAATTTTATAATTTAATTTTTCACTCATAATAAAATTTATATCTTCAAATGAAATTATTTCTTTTTTATTATAAATAGCTTTACTTTTACAATTATATATAAATTCATTTAATATTTTATAAATTATTGATCTATCATATTTTATACAATCATCTTTTGATATATAACTTATAAAACCATTTTCATATTTTATTTTTACATTATCATTTATTTCTTCAGATATATCATCTTGAATTACAGCTGTTTCATTTGAAATATATATTATATCACCCTTATTTAAATCATTATTATCTTTTATATTTGAAATATTACTCCATATATGTGTATTTTTATCTTTTAACCAATCTGGAATTTCCGAACAAGAATAATATAATATTGGTTCATAATAATCATCTTTTTTATAAATCATAAAAAATGGAGCATTTTCATATATATTTAAACCTCCATATGGTTCAGATAATTTTATTTTTGTATTAATTACTTCTTCACCACTTTTTTCATATGTTTCAGATAAAATTAATATATTTACTTTTGTTTTATTAAATAATTTATTATCTGATTTTTCACTACATTTCATTAATAATGGTATTAATAATTTATGATCTTTTGGTTCATCACTATTTAAATATTTTTCAAATCGTTTTTTTAAATTTTTTATTTTAGTTTTTTCAGATCTATCTGGATCATGTATTTCATTTTCATCATTTCTAAAATATTGATAAAATGAACCATTACCAATATTAAATATATCTTTAACCGATAAATTATTAAAATCTTCTAAAAGATTAGAATTAAAATCTGTATAATTTATTTTTATATTATCATCTTTATGATAATAAACACTTAATGTATTAATAGCATTTAAAAAAGCATTACTATCTTGTTTTACTCCAACTCTTAAAAAACCATTATCTTTCATATCATAATTTCTTTTAATTTTTTTACCTTTCGGTCCATATGTAGTATTTAATTTAATATTAGGAGAATTAGGTTCTATAAAAAATATATCTTTTATTATGTTATTTAACTGACCGAACATTTGTTCTTTTAAAGGAAAATCAGTATAATCAGAAACATGTGAATTAATAAGAGTATGTCCTTTTCTTTCTTTAATCTGACTTATATGAAATGTTCCTATTTTCTTTATAATTCCACCTTTTTCTTTATCTTCTATTTCATATTTTACTTTACATTTACCTTCATTATTTAATTTATTTCTTTCATTATTATCTACTATATTACCTATAACCCATTTATTTTTACCATTTATATTTATTGTAACATTTACTTCTAGTTTTTTAATTTCATAAGGTTTTTTACCACAACACGGTAAAGCTAATAATTCGGGATGAACATCATCATGTATTAATTGAACTTGATATCTATCTATATTATCTTTTTGTTTATCTTTATTCCAATAACTACTACTATCACTTTTACCAGCAGCTTTACCAGAACGTTCTAAAATAAAATAATCTCCGTCACTATTTTTATATTCTTTTTTCCATACAAATTGTCTCCATTCTATAGGATTACCTTCATCATCTTTTTCTATTGGATGATATTTATTTTTAGGATCGGGATCTAAAGGTATTTGATGTTTTCTATCCCAAAATTTTGGACATATATAATATATATCATCTCTATCACTACCTACTATTTGTATAGGCTTTGAATAACTTATACCTTCATGTTTAAATTCAGGTTTATTAGATCCATATTTTTCTTCTCTTCTTTTTTCTTGTTCAGAATTTAAAGGAACTTTTCTATCTATTTCGAATAATTCATCTCTTGTTAACGCTATTGGTTGCTTATCTTGGGCGGCCTGACATTTTGCAGCATAGCCATCTCTACTACTCTTAGCTTTATATTTTATTAAACGAGGATCTTTCATCTCTAATCTCTTAATATAATAACGTGAATTCGGATATTTAGATTCATTGTTTTCGAATGATAAACTACCACCTTTCATACTGGCTAATAAATTATCATCTATATCTTCATATTCATCTTCACTATCATTATCACTATCACTATCACTATCACTATCACTATCTAATATTTCATCTGTATGTTCAGGTAATTTATTTTGTTCTTCAGTATCTTCAGATATATCTTCTTGAATTTCGGGTTCTGGTTCATCAACTCTTATTTCAGGTTGTGAAGTTATTATTATTTTTTTATCTGTTTTTTTGAATAATTTTTCTATATCTTCAGGTAAATCTTTTCTCTTATCTATTCGTTTTAATTTATAAACATTCATTATACGATTTATCATATCAATACATTCATGAAAACTACTATAATTATATAAACCATAAAATGATACCTTTATTCTATCTAATAATTTTTCAATAATTATACTTATATTTTTTATCTCTTCTCTATATCTTATAGGATTATTTGAATTTATTGTTAACCATTCATCTAAATATTCTTTACTTTTTGTTTTATTTAAACCATATCTATTATTTAATATTTCAATAATATCTTTATCAATCATTTTTTTACGTTTACATAAAGTTATTGTATCACTTAAATATTTCATATTATCAAAATCATCACATTTACTATATAATAAATGTAATTTATCATCATCATTATTTAATACTATAAATTCAGTATAAAATGAATTAAATAATTTTTTTAATGATAATAAATGATAATCTGATATTTCATATATACTACTTATATCTATTCTTGTTGGTAAATATTCATGTGTTTTTATATCTGATATAATTAAAGGTATATTTACTATTAAATCTTTATTTATTTCTCTTAAAATATTATTAGCTTTTCTTAAATATTTCTGTATAGTTTCATTTGTAAATTTATTTATCTGTTGAAAGCGTTCACTATAAAATTTTACTTTACCATTAATATATATAATCATCTGAATAAAATTACATGATATATTATCATATAATATAAAGGTTAATGAATTTATTTTATCTATACTTTTAGGTCTCGAAAAACCATCACTAAGATATATATTTTTATTCCATTTTTCAAATAAATCACTTGTTATATTTTTATCTTTTGATAATTTATAAGAATTATTTATACCACCTTTATAAAATTTTATATAAGAATTTATATAATTATCAGTTTGTATTTTTATCATAGGAATATTTAATGATAATTCAAAATCCTGAAATATTTTAAATAAATCTATTATTATATCTTTATCATCTTTATTTTCATAAAGTAAGTGAATTGGTCGAATATCAATCGGTATTTCTTCATATTCATTTAAGATATTCTTTTGTTTTTCTATTATTTCTATTTTTTTATCAATTTCTGAATCATTATTTTTTTCATTCATTAAAGGGAAATATTTTTTTAAGAAACCATTTTCTATAAAATCTTTTTCTTTAAAATTATTTTCAGCATATTCATTTGCATCGGCTAAAGTTGTAAAATAAATATTATAATTATTATTTATAAATTGACTATTTAATATTTTATAACGATCCAAATAAGTTAAACTATTTCTTTTTATAGAACCATCACTGTTTACAAATCTATCATCTATTCCTTTTTCTAAAAATGGATTCATATATTTACAATTTTCTAAATCATTATAATGAATACCTAATGATTTACTATATTCAAATAATTTTCTTTCAGGTTTTTCATCTATCCAAGCGTATATTTCATTACTTGATAAATCTAAAATTTTAGCTATTTTTCTATATACTATTTCAATAGTATCTGATAAATAAATATGATCTTTAATTAATTTTATATTTGTTTCAGGAAAATCTATAT